ACGCAGATCTTGGCAGCGAAGGTGATGCCGGAGAGATCGGCCAGGCCGCGGATCACCCGCTTGGCCTTCGCCGCCTCGCTCATGTCCTGCGGATCGAGGCCGACCGCGCTGTCGATCATCGCGCGGAAGCTGCCCTTGGAGATCTTCCAGGCGATCGAGACGCCGTGCTCGTCCACCTTGCCGCCGGCGACGGTGAAGTTCTGCCAGAACTTGCGTTTGGTGTGCGGCCCGCCCGTGACGGTGAACTCGGCGTCGATCTGCTTGGTGTCGGCGCCTTTGCGCGAGGCCTTGAGCAGGCCGCGGTCGCGTTCGCCCTGGCCGTCCAGGCCACCGGGGCGGATCACCATCTTCACCTTGGCGAAGGTGCCGTCCGGGATCAGGTCGGAGGTGCGCGGCAGTTCGGCGTCGTTCATGTCGTACATCGGGTATGTCCTCTCGGTTCAGGCGGTGGGTACGGCGGGGGTGTTGATCTTGCGGAGCAATGCCGCGAGGTCGGCCGGCTCGGTCTCGTCGAGCCGTCCGGAGCGGTCCTTGGCCGGCAGGCCAAAGCGGTTGCCGGCGGTGCAGACCAGCCGGCGCTCGGTGCCGCGCTGCGGGTCCAGGACCAGCGCGCCATCGGCATCGCGCGCGAACAGCGCCAGGGTGATGACCTGGTCGACGATGCCGGGGAGTTCGCGACCCGCCTTGCCGCCTTCCATCTGCGGCTGCCAGGTGACGCGGCCGAACTCGTCGGTATGCTTTTCCAGGATGCCGACCAGGATCACGGTCTTGCCATTCGCGTGCTGCAGGTGCTTCAGCAGGCCGATAACTTCCCGGCCGAGCAGGCCGTAGGCGCCGCGGGTGTCCGGCTTGCCCGACTTCTCCGAGAATGCTTCGGGCTGCTTCTTGGCCCAGACCATCGCCTGGCGGGTCAGGTCGGTGATGCTGTCCACGAAGATGATGGACTTGCGCGCCAACATGGCGACGAGGTCCGGATGCTGCGTGGCGTAGTGGGCGTAGTGCTCGTTCGAGAAGAAGGCGCTCGGTGGCGCGGCCGGGTTGGCGCCGCCGATCAGCGAGGCGATGACGACCATGTCCTCGAAGCAGCGGATCGGAATGCTGTCGCCGCGCCAGTCCTGTACGGACTTCATGCCGGCCTCGAGGTCGAGGAACAGCGTCTCAGCCTCGGGCAGCGCCTTGGCGAGGGTGGTCTTGCCGGCGCCGCTCTCGCCGACGATGACCATGGTGGTCTTGTTCGCGGAGGCCGACAGACGCTCGTCGGCGGTGATGATTCGGAGCGGCATCAGCGCGCCTCCGCGTTGTGGGCAGGAAGGACGCCGCCGTCGCGCAGTTCGCGCTCGGTGCAGATGGTGAGGCGATAGACGGCGCGGCCGGTGCGTACGGTGCGGGCCGGCTCGAAGGCCTGCCGGATGCGCTCGGGCCAGGCGGTGTAGGCGCGTTCCGAGACCTTGAAGCTGGTCTCGACGTAGTCGGCGGGGTCCTCGCCACCGGCGCGGATCTGCTCGGCGAGGCCAGCGAGCCGGCGCTGGTCCCATTCCACGCGCTTCGGCAGTTCGACGCTGATCTCGACGGTGCCGTCGTGGAAGCGGACGATGCCGGTGTCCTTGCGCGCCTCGATGCGGGCACCGATGGCGCGCTGCTCGTAGCGCAGCGCGATCGCCGCTTCGAGCCAGTCCTGCTGCCGCTTGGCGGCGTCGAGCGCTTCGCGAGCATCGACCTGCAGGAGCGCGAGATGCTCGGCGGGGAGGGCGATCAGGTCGCCTACCGGCATGTGCTGAAGGGCTTCGAGGGTGGTTCGGTTGGGAATGCTCATCGTGTCACCTGCAGGAGTTGGACGGCCCACAGCAGGGCCATGAAGCTGGCGGCGAAGGCTGCGCCGCCGATCAGCACGCGCAGCGCGTCGAGGATGCCGAACCAGATCATGCGGCGCTCCGCGCGATGGCGTCGGACGGTGGCAGCAGACCCTGTTCAGCGGCGCTGCGACGTTCGGTGCGAGCGGTGTCTGCATCGGGATCGAGTCGCGCGCTGCGGCCGGCGATCTCCAGCCACGCATGCAGCGGCAGCACCACGAGCGGCGGCGCGCGGTCGCGGATCAGGAACAGCGCGTCGTTCGCGCCGAGCCATTGCTCCAGCGTACGGAAGCCAGCGCCATCACCGCGCGCCTTGACCTCCGCCTTGAGCGGTTCGGCGCCGCGGACGTAGATGTCCACGTCCGCGCCGTTTCCGCGGTATCGCACCGCACCCGACAGCGGCACGCGTTCGGCGTGGATGCCGCACTTGGTGTGGATGTCGACGACGGCGCGCTCGCGGCGCATGCCCTTGTCGCGCGATGCCTTGCCCATCACGCGACCTCCAGGGCGGTCGGCGTCCGGCGTGCCACGAAATGCGCGATCGCCCCGCCAAAATGGCTCGCAGTGGCGGGCGCTGCCGGAACCACCAGACGCCCGCGCAGTTCTGTCGGGATGCTGTCCAGGGGGATCAGCCGCAGCGCACGGCGCCGAAGCGTCAGGGGATCGACGTCGGCCTGCTCGCACCAGGCGTCGCGCGCGCTGGCCCAGCCCTGGCGATCGTCGTCGAGCAGGAAGCGAATCGCCGCCTCGCGCTCGCGCGCCTTGAGGCCGGGCGTGTACACTTGCCGGCGCCCGGTCGGTGTCTGGATGATGCGCGGCTTGGCCAAGCGCTCATCGGGCGTGGTGGCGTCCTCCAGGGCGCGGTGGATGACGGCGGCGGCGAGTTGCACTTCGGACATGCAGGATCGTGCGGACAGCATGCAGCGATGCTCCCGATGGGGCGGTGGCGGAGATGCGGGTGAGGAGCGAGGACGCGGCGCGCGGCGCGCCGGTGGGCTATCCGTCGTCGGCGAGGCGATTGGGCGACGCGGCGGCGGCCTGTGCGCCGACGAGTTCGGCAGCGGTGAGCGTGATGCCTTCGATCGTGGCGAGATGCAGAACGCGGCGGTGGTGGCGGGCCGGGATCAGGCCTTCGCTGCCGCCGCGCGCTTTCGGAAGTGCCCAGCGGTGCACGGTGCTGCGATCAAGGCCAAGCAGGCGTGCGAGCGGGCCTGATCCGCCGAATCGGGCGAGGACGGTGGCGGCGGGGTCGACGAGCGGCATGCACGCATGGGTAGTGTCCGCGGCGGGACGCGCGCAATGCATCATCTTAAGAAAATCGTGGATGGTGAAATGTGTTGCGTTTCTCGCAATGCTTACTTACGGAGACACAACGGTCACCGGCAAAGGAGAACACAAGCCGATGCGCCACCAAGGGGGAAATCAGACGACACGCTGGATCAAGGCGGTTGCACCGTGCTGAGCCTGCAGCAGATCCGCGAGGGCCTGGCGCGGCCGGGCAAGTCCCAGAAGGGACTCGCGGCGGCGCTCGGGGTCGACAACAGCCAGGTGAGCCGGCTGCTCGCTGGCAAGCGCACGCTGCGCGCCGACGAGGTGCCGCAGATCCTCGCCTATCTCGAATCCAACGCCACGGCGCCGAAGGGGCGCGGCCGGACCGCCGTGCCGGACATGGTGCAGATCGGCGGCGACCGCTTCGCCATGGTGCCGGTCTACGACGCAGCCGCGTCGGCGGGACCGGGACTGGAGGCCGAGGGTGGCAAGCCGATCCATCGCATGGCCTTCCGGGCTGAATGGCTGCGGCAGCTGACGCGCGCTGACTTTCTGCAGCTTGCGGTGATCTCCGTGGACGGCGACTCGATGGAGCCGACGCTGCGCCACGGCGACAACGTGCTGGTCGACCTGTCGCAAACGCGACCCGGCCGGAAGGATGGGATCTATGTGCTGCGCACCGATGGCGGTTTGCAGGTGAAGCGCGTGACCGTGCATCCGACGACGGCGCGGTTCACCATCATCTCCGACAACAAGGAGCACTACCCGACCTTCTCCGACCTACCACCTGCGGGCATCGCGGTGGTCGGACGGGTGATCTGGCTCGGGCGCCCGATCGGGATGTAGTCGACCGCGATCGCGGGGTCTGCAATCAGTGCATTGCGCCGCGCGTATCGGCTCTGCCAACAGCGGCGCATGCCACCTGCATCGCCGAATATCCTCAATCAGCACCTCCCGCCGCATCTCCGCGAGGTCTGCGAACTGCTCGCGCGCGGCCTGCTGCGGCTGAGGAGCCGCGCTGCGGGGGAAGTGGCGCATGAGGCCGGCAGCGAGAGGGTGGTTCGACTACACGCCGTCCCCGCCCAGCGCGTCAGTGCGAACCCCAGGAGAGAGGGCGACGCATGACGACCACCATCACCACCATCCCGAAGCAGGACGTGCCGGCGCGGCTCGCCGCGCTCACCGGCATGCCGATCAGCGAGTTGAAGGCCGAGTGGCGCCGGCTCTTCGGCACGGAGCCGCCACCGTACAACCGGCGCTTCCTGGAGAGCCGGCTCGCTTACCGGATCCAGGAACTCGCCTACGGTGGCCTGAAGCGTGAGACGCTGGAGCGCCTGGAAGCGCTGGGCGAGCAGATCGACGGCAGGAACATCACGCTTCGGCGCATCCGCCGCGAGCAGCGCCCGATCGCCGGGACGCGGCTGCTGCGGGAGTACCAGGGCGTCGAGCACGTCGTCAGCGTCACGCGCGACGGCTTCGAATGGCAGGGGCGGCCATATCAGTCGCTCTCCGCCATCGCCCGCGCCATCACCGGCACGCGCTGGAACGGCTGGTCGTTCTTTGGCCTGCGAAAGGCCGGCGCATGAGCCGCCGCGATGCCGCCATGCCGGCGAAGGTCCGGAAGCTGCGCTGCGCCGTCTACACCCGGAAGTCGACCGACGAGGGGCTGGAGAAGGAGTTCAACTCGCTCGACGCGCAGCGCGAGGCGTGCGAGGCGTTCATCGCGTCGCAGCGGTCCGAGGGCTGGGTGCTGGTGCACGATCGCTACGATGATGGCGGGGTCAGTGGCGGCACGCTGGAACGTCCCGCGCTGAAGCGGCTGCTGGCCGACATCGAGGCCGGCCTCGTAGACGTCATCGTCTGTTATAAAATTGATCGCCTGTCCCGCTCGCTGATGGACTTCGCGAAGCTGGTGCAGACCTTCGACGAGCATGACGTCACCTTCGTTTCCGTTACGCAGTCGTTCAACACAACCACCTCCATGGGCCGTCTCACGCTGAACATCCTGCTCAGCTTTGCCCAGTTCGAGCGTGAGGTCATTGGCGAGCGGGTGCGCGACAAGGTCGCGGCCTCGCGCGCGCGGGGCATGTGGATGGGCGGGCCAGTGCCGCTCGGGTATCGCGTCGAGAACCGGAAGCTGGTGGTGGATGAGGCCAGCGCCGCGACGGTGCGGCGCGTGTTCGAGGCGTTCGCGGAGATCGGCTCGGCGACGAAGCTGCTGCCGGCGCTGCAAGCAGAGGGGTTGGTGACGAAGACCGGTCGGCCGTTCGACAAGGGCGCGGTCTACAAGCTGCTGGTCAATCGCACCTTCATCGGCGAGGCGGTGC